TTACGTTTAGAATATCAGACATTTGTCTATCTCCTTTTTATTAATTAAATTCGGATAGACTAATAAATTTTTATATAGCCTAACCGAACAGGTTGTCTACACCACTGTCAGAGCCATTTATCAAATCAAACACTTCGTCTGATTCTGATCTTTGCTGGCCTTGACTGTTCGCTCCCGATGCGGAAGTAGGCATGTTTCTAACATTCTTCATTTGATTTAACATATCCCTTTTTGCAGAGTTTGCAACATTCTCATTATTCTGACCTCTATTAAGTAAGTAATTAACATCATCTAATGTCATTACATGCTCTTGAGCCTTAGATTTAAAAGTTGCAAAATCCTGTTCTGACATGTTGTGCTTCTTCATAAAGTCAGCTTCTTCTTGCTGTCTGGCTCTAGCTTGCTGTTGCTTAGCTGCATTTTCTCTTTCAGCACTAAGCATACCTTGCACTCTATTTTGAACCATACCATCAACATGAGCGTTCATTAATTTAGCACTATCAGAATCTGGATCTGTCATTGCTTCTTGTTGGTCGAAAACAAAATCATCTTTCAAGTTTAATCTATCTTGAATAGACTTTGCAGGTTGACCCCCGTTAACCAAATAATCTCTAACATGATCTACCAATCCACTATCGTTCTTCATCGCTTCCAAAACAGGTACAAAAGGTTCAACCTCTTTATACTGATCTGATAAGCGGACAGCTTCTCTACTACTATCTTCGTATCGCTTTTTCCAGTCTGTGCTGTCTTGAGACTGATTCACGTTATTGGAGCCATTGTCTTGTGTAGCGTGGGTTACCTGCTCGGAGCCACTTGGTTGACTTTGGGTTACCTCAGTGTTATCTTGTATACCACTATTAACTTCGTTTTCGAGTTGATCAAAAAATTCTGCGGAGCCTTCAGTAGATTGTGCTTCTGCAGCCTCAAAAGAGTCTGCTTGCATACCTATTTCAGGGTTACCTTGATTTTCTGCCATCTTTTCTCCTTATTTTGAGTTAATCATTGTGCGTAACATACTATTCTTTGGAATTAGCTTCCAAATTATTTTTTACGGACTGTAACATATTGCTAGCTTGTTGCTGCTGAGACTGCACATTATTCTTTAAAACATTCCGTAATAATTTTTGTTGTCCTTCTGTTTCAGTGAACTCTTTACCAAGCTGAGATTTAACTTCTTCTTTCTTTTTATTGATCTCTACATCAGCTTGCATTACTTTATTTTTGATACCAGCTTGTACCAACTGCCTTTCAAGTGTTTCAATAGCCCCTTCCTTATCCTTAACAGCTTCGGATAGTTGTTGTACTTGTCCTTGTAGTTCTGCATATAATGACTTTCTTTTAACAATATTTTGTTTATTCTTAATATCTGTTTCAGCTAATACAGCTATATCATCTACTATTCCAAGTTGCATTAACTGCTTCATTTCTTCTAAGTATGCCCATCTATTAACAGGCAGAGTAGAACCTTGTACGACACGAACATCATACTTTAATGTTTCTATATCCATTGACTTTCCAATAGCTTCACCCATATCATTATAAACTGGAAGATTAACTTCTTGTTCTTTCTGATCTTGTATTGCTGAAGGCTGTATTAATCTAAATCTCTTATAGGCAGTATATGTTGCTTGAGAGAATTGTAATACAAGAGAACCTAATTGCCTTAATCCTGGCTCAATAGAAGTTGACATCCATTGTTTAATACGTCTAGTTCCATATTCATCTAAAGCTAACATACCTCTATATGTTTCAGATGCACCTGCGCTATCTCCCATCATAGAGCTATATATACCTGCAAGATATTCCATGTCACCTTTACTCTCTTGAACTATTTGGAAAAATGCATTAGCTAAAGGAGCAGGCATTACAGGAGTAGGTCTTTCAACTCCAGGTCTAATAGGCAATAAAGCTCCAGGACTTGCAGAATACTTTTCCCATAGCTCTGCATCTATAGAACCTTCTTCATACATCCATCTTAAACTACTTCCTAATGATGCATTATGAACCATAATCTGATGAGCCTTATTTATCTCTTGCTGTTTACCTATTAATGGTGAAACTGCTGATATTGGATAAGGTGTTCCTGTCCACTTAAAATGAAATGGTACTATAGGATACTCTGTAATAACATCTGGTAATAATAGTTCATATAAAATTTTATCTCCAGCCATACATGTTTGTTTTATTCTTGATGCAAAGAACTGAACTTGATCTACAATATTCTTTGCCATCTCTGGATTCTTTTTTATAGAATTAAATTCTTTTTCTGTAATAATTTGATTTTCTATCTTTGATGCTTCTTGTTGTAACTGACTCATGCATTCTTGCTCAAATGCAGCTAATTGCTGTTGTTGCATTTTTTGAGCTTTCTCCATCTCAAGTTCAAATCTTTCAGGTAACATCTCGCCAGCCTGTACAGCTTCAGCCATCTGCTTTTGCTGTTCAAGTAGCTCAACTTCCATTTCCGCAGCCATCTCTTTTACTTGAATATCACACTGTCTTTTTATCTCTTGTAATTGCGCAGGATCTGGAGGTATTCTGTAGAACATATTAATGTATGAAACTTTTACTTTTTCATAAACCTCAAAGAACTCACATAATTGATCTCTTTCACCATCAGCTTTAATAGCTAGTTCAGAATCCATGTCATCATTATATGTAAATAATTTACTTTCTTCATCTACAGATCTTATAGAATATGTAGTTTGAGATTGTTCATCGCTACTAGAATTAGCTATCTTTCTTTTATACTCAGGAAAGATCTTCATTAAATGATTCTTAGGTAAAACCTTTCTAATCATTATAAAAGATGCATCTCTAAAAAGCATATCTCTTGATTTAGGATCTACAAAAACATCAAAAGGTTCTGGATTTTGAATAACTACCTCGCCCATTCCATTGTCTGCATCCTTATCTACAGTTACCAATAAATAGCCAATACCTTTAGTAACGCAATCATTAACAGCATTATTATATAAAGTAGATCCATTAGAATTATGCCATACATAATCTGCAAGGTCTGAAAGTACAGCTGCTACATCAGTATCACTACCTTCAACACCAATAGCTTGCCATCTAGGGTTATTTGCTGTAGCATAAAAGTTTAACATTTCTACAACAGGAAGAATCCTATTGATAATAAATGTAGGCATACCCTGTTCTTCTAAAGAGTTTTTCTCATCTGCAGATAATTGTTCATCATGTGCAAACTCATGTCCCTTCTGATTTATTTTCTGCCATTGCCTTCTCGTGGCGCTGTCTGCCAGATGGTATAACTGTCTTATTTGATCTACTCTTTTGTTCTTTTTTGCCATTCTTACATTCCTCTATTGGTAAGTGATAGTGATCTATTGCACATGTCTTTGGACAGGCGTACTCCACCTGTGGACACTCATTAGTAATATAATCACCATATCTATAAGTTCCTAAAATTAATAATCCAAACAAAGTATTCCATAACATAATTCATACGAATTACTCCACGTCATGTTCTTCTAAGCCCTCAATTATTTGTTCTTCTGTTGGTTCGTCTATCAATAATCCAAAATCTTTCATTAGCCAATCAAATAGCATAATAGCTACGGCTTCTTTAACCTCTTTCATTATCTTAACCCTGAGCCTCCACGTTTGCGACCTCTATGTTTTTTGCTTCTTTTTCTACTAGCATCTGGAGATAGTTCCCATTTGCCTGTATCTTTATTATAAATGAAATCTTCTTTTTCCCATGCACAAAAGCAACCTATACTTTCATAGTATCCACCATTTAAATTCTCTGTCCATTTATTTTCTACATAATATGGATTTAAACAATTATATAATTCCATTACGAAAAAAAATACTATCGATCCAATAAATCCTTCCATTATGCTGTTACCCAACTTTTAGCTTTTGGTTTCTTTTTATACCAGCCCTCTTTACCTTCATGCATACCTTGTGGTGGATGTGCATATTTACAAGCATATGCTAAAGCATCTATAGTATCATCATGTGCCATACGTGGGCCAAATGTCATTATCTCCCTATGTAAGTCGTATTGAGTCTTTTTGATATGCACCTGACCCACGGCAAACCTTTGTGCTAGGATCTCTTGTATTCTATCTCTTTTACTCATTCTATTTCCAGGTTTCTCTTCTTTAAATGGAATTATAAATTCATTCCTTCTTCTCATCTCAGCTCGTATAGCCTGAAATACTGGCTTTGACATTGTTGTATCTTCAATTACGAATAATGTAGGCTTGTAAAATTTAGCCTGATCGAATATATAATCTACAATACCTTTTTTATTTGTACCTGGAACTCCTAATACAGGTAGTGTTCTATTTCTTACATAGTCAAGAACATATATATTGTTATCAGGAGTAACGGCAACAACCAATAATACACTAAAGTCAGAATTGCGCCTAGCAGAATCAGTTGCAGGGTCAACTCCAACAAAAATATTACAAGGCTTAGGATCATCGCCATCGGGAATAATAAGCATGACGCCAGTATCCTCATCTTTGACAAACTGGCCATCCCAATATTTGATATGATCTCTGTTAAAAATAGAGTCTTCTTCACTTTGCACCTCCATCATATATTCTTGATAAAACTTTTGTGGCGTTCCACTGTCGGCATAGAACTTTTTCTTACGTTCC